AGAAGCCAACTACGATCCTTGATCCCAGTGGAACAGGTGACAATGTTGTTGGTGTTCTTAGTGTCAACGGTGCGCTTACATCAACTGCTTATGAAGGTATGTGTGGTGAAGAGGGTTGTAGCTATGATTCTCTTCGTAACCAGATGGAACAATTCGTAGCCGCAGGCAATATTAAAACTGTTCTGATGGATATTGATTCTGGCGGCGGCGAAGCCTACGCTTGCATGGAAACTGCCAGTTATATTCGTACACTTGCAGATGATAACGGAATCAACCTAGTTGCTTATTCTGATGGTTGTACAGCTTCAGCAGCTTACGCTCTGGCATCTGCTGCGCATGAGGTTGTAGTTAACCCAATGTCAATGCTTGGTAGTATTGGTGTTGTTGTAAAACTTCGCAATGTCAATGAAGCCATGCAGAGTATGGGCATTCAAGATACTTATATTACATCTGGTAAGAATAAAGTCCCCTTTGATGCTAATGGTCAATTCACCCAAGAATATTTAGACTCTATTCAAGAACGAGTAGATGAATTAGCAAATGACTTCGCTAACCATGTTGCAATGTGGCGTGGACTGGATGCAAATGATATTAAAGACTTAGAAGCTGGAATGTTTAATGCTGCTAAGGCTGTCGAAATTGGCTTAGCCGATAAAATAATGACTCACTCTGAGTTCATTTCTTACTTAACTAACGACTCTAACTCAGAGGATTCAATGTTATTTAATCTTAAAAACAAAACACAGGATACATCAATGTCTGCTGAAAAACTAGCACACTTAGAAGCTGCTCTTGCAGACTCTATTGCTTCATTCGAAGCTTCTAAGGTTGCACATGCTACCGAACTTAAATCTTTAACTGAATCTTTCACTTCTAAGCTGTCTGCTGCTGAAGCATCTCTTTCAGAAGCTCTTGCTAAGTTAGCTGCTGAAGAAACAGCAAAATCTCAAGCTAAAGCTGCTGACCGTAGTGCTAAACTTGAAGCTGCATTTGGTACAGAAAAAGCTGCTACCCTTGCTCCAGTATTTTCTGCATTGGATGATAGTGCATTTGAAACTGCATTGGCTGCATTCCAGACTAAACAAGATGCAGAAGACGCACCAAAAGAAACACCAAAATCTGAAAACGGTGAAGAACTCCCCGTAGTCACCACAGCAGCAGCTCAAACTCTTGCTGGCATCACTTCTCTAATCTCTAAAACCAAATTTCAATAATAGGAAATAATAATGCCATTAACTGCATTCACTCGTACTACTCTTGGTGACCTCGTTGTTCAAGTTGAAGACCTGAATAAAGGTTTTTCTCAAGATGTGTCAACTGTTACTGCTGCTGCAACTGGAACTCTCCCAATGGGTGCTGTTCTTTATCGTGCTAAAGGCTCTACTTGGGGCGTTACTTGGGCACCAATCACTACTGCTACCACCAACTCAGTCCTCGTAAATACTAATGAATTTATGATTGTAATTGGTGATGGTTACTCTATTAAATCTTCTATCGCTGTAACTGCATCTACTGCTGTTCCTGTATTGGGCTTTGTTCGTGAAGCTTATTTGAAAGGTAAGTTGATTAAAGATTACCTCGTAACTTCTCAGGGTTTGACCACCACTGACTACAACAACTTGAAACATTTGTTGAAAAATCAACTTATCGTAGTTGAAGATACTCTTGTTTAATCGACAAGAACTTAATTAAACAAGAAAAATAACTAAGAGATAATACAAGAATGACTAATGTTCTTAACCCAGCCAGTTTAGACCGCGTTGTAGACCTTACACAAGCTATTGTACAAATTCCTAACGTATGGGATATTTATGAGAAGCTTGGTATCTTTACTAAACGCTTCCTTACTCAAAAGACTGCACTTGTACCTAAGTACACAGAAATTACTGAAGTATTGACTGATGTGAATTGGGGTGGTCGTGCTACCAACTCTAAGAAAGGTACTCGTTCATATGTTACCTTCCAAATTCCACGTTTTGCAAATGATGACTCCATCACTGCTGATGACTTGGAAGGTTTGGTAGAATGGTACTCAATTTTCCAAGCAACTAATTTGGAAACTACTCAATCTGTTCGTCTGCGTAAGATGGAACAAGCTCGCCGTACTCTTGCTCAAACTCAAGAATTGGCTCGTGGTCAATTGATTAACAACGGTACTGTATATGCCCCTAATGGCACTATCTCTACCTCTTACGGTTCTACAGTAAACTTCTACACCGAATTAGGTGTTTCCCAAACTACTGTAAACGTATCATTGGCTACTTTAACTGCTGATCCTAAAATTAGCTTTGAACCCATTATCCGTGCTATTCAGGATAACTTGCAAGCTGGTGTTATTGCTTCTGGTATTGTGTGCATCTGTTCACCTACTTTCTTCAACCAATTGATTAGTCACCCTTACGTGAAACAATCATTCTTGTATTGGGAACAAACCCAATCTGCTGCTGTATTGAGTGGTCGTTTGGAAGCCAACGTATTTGGTCTTGATGAGCGTTATCGTACATTCCGTTACAACAACATCACCTTCATTGAAGAGTTGGCTGCATTCCCACAAATCGCTTCTGGTGAAGGTCGTGCATTCCCTACCAATATTCCTAACATGTTTGGTACTTATTATGCTCCTGCTCGTCGCTTGAAGACTGTGAATACTCCAGCTCAAGAGTTGTATTGGTTTGAATTCTTGAACGAGAAAGATGATTACATTGAAATTGAATATGAAACCAACTTCGCTAACGTGTTGTTGTACCCTCAAGCAATTGTTCGTGTAACTGCT